GAGATCACAGCCACTGACACACTCATTAGTGCCTATCGGTACTACTCTGTCGAGAGGTCCATCTTCGAGGACGGGTTCATGTCCTTGCCAATGGTCCAGGCGTTGAGCATCAAATTGCTCCCCCTGGGTGCTGAGGCAGCCCAATTGCAGGGCCCGGTGATGGCGAGTCGTGTCACCACGCTTAACATTCCTATGCAGCTGCATGTTGCCGTCCAGGATGGCAGCTGCAAACTCGCTTTGCTCGAGTGCGCTTCACGTCCCACCAAGATTAAGTGTGAGGACAAGCAAGTCCTCATCGGGCTGTGTGCTGCCATGTGCTGCGCTTACCTGCTTCTCCCACGTGACCGTCGAGCTCTCGCCTCACTTCCGTTTCACTTTGAGAATTGTGTTGCTGCCCCTCTTATTGAGGAGTCGTTTAAATCCACGGTCTCCACCATCTTTAACATTAAGCGGATGTGGGTCAGCAGCCTCTTTGGCCTGTGGGAGCTGAGCATGAGAGTTGACAAAAAGGACTGGCGCAAGACCCCTCCAGTGTGCCTACTTCCGTTCTCGCTGCACTGTGCATTGGGGTTTGTGGACTACTTGCCAGCGCTCTGCATCCATGCCACCTACAACACAGCCCTCGACCTCGAAAACATCGGTGCCATGATGATGTTGCCACGTCTCGCCCTTGGCGCTGCAGCTGCGGTCACTCTCTTCGGAAACGCCCTTGGTCGCAGCTCGTCCAACTTTGAAGATGATGAGTGCAGTCGTTGCATGTACATTGTCGCCGCCAAGCACACGGACATCCCACAATCGGCAGTTGGATATCATCTAGGAGACGGCCTGTCCATCGACTTCAAGGACAGGACCCCGCCGAGCGCCTGCGGGGGGCACATTAAGCCCAAACCGGGGTTTGACGGTTCAGCAGATCGCAAGTCACTGCAGTTCAACTTAGGCAACATCATGTATGGCATAGCACCAGTGATGCCTGATGTCAACTACCCGCCTGACCTGGCTGTGGGCATCAGCGAGCGTTTCCTGAAGAACCCCCCACCAATTGCACCCGCACTGTTGGCTGAATTCAAGGCATTCGTCACTGATTTCGTCGAGCGAAATTTTGCTCCGATAGGTGGCGATGCAGACGTGTCGTTTGACACCTGGGCCGCAGGTCTTGACGAGCCCGCGTGGCGCATCAAGGAGCTCCGTGATGCACTCACAGCATGCAACGGAGTCATCACGGAGAAAGAGACGCGGCTTAAAGGTTTCGGCAAGCATGAGACGTACACAACGTCGAAGTTTAGCCGCGGAATCAACTCACGCCTGGACGCATTCAAGGCATTCATCGGGCCGTACTGCAAACTCATGGAGCAGGAAGTGTACACGGACCCGGCTTTCGTCAAACACATCGCCCACGTTGAGCTCCCCAACTACATCTTCCAACGATTGGGAGACGCCGACGGTCCGTGGTATGAGACTGACTTCTCCCAATTCGAAAAGCACTTTGTTCCTGAGTTGCTCGATGCCTGTGAGATTGTTCTCTATCGCCATCTCCTTTCCAACCATTCCGCTGCATGTGACGTGTTGTGCAACGCCATCAGTGGAACCAATAAGATTTCTTACAGAGGGTTCACCGTTAAAGTCAACGGTC